GTTTGGATCTTTAGTGTGCGGCTTGATTGCCTAGTCACATAAGATTCAAAGTTTGAGGGTTCTTTCTTGCATCCTTAACCTAAACTACGGAGGTCCACATGGACAAACCACTTATTCGATCAGATGACGTTCTTCGTCTGAAGATCATCATTTTAATCGTCTATATGGTCGCTGCTGTGGCCTCATAGTTTGGACAGGATCTGATCAACTTTTAATTGATCAGCTAACTTTGCAGTTAGGCGATGTCGTTAAGACATTACTACCTCAGTTAATGAGGTGAACCGTGTCTTCCAAGTCTTCTTCGGGCGGCTCAGCTGACTCCCCATTACAATGGGCGTCGGCTTCAAGTGGCTCGGATGGAAAATTTGAAACGGTCGGGGGTGTGACGCGTACCAAATGGAATAACTATTCTTCCTATGGTTGGAAGGCAGTTAGATCCGTTGGTAAGCGGAACTACTTCGGCACGCCATTAGACGTCTGGACAAACAGTACTTGTTTTCCAGGTCCACTATTAACAGCAAATGATTTAGTAACCTTACAAAGTCGTCTTTCTGAAGCTGTGAAAGGCCACCAATTTAATTTGGCGGTTTCCGCAGCCCAAGGTAAGCAGACTGTTGATATGGTTTCAAAAGCTATTTTTAGTGTGGGAGGTGCTATATCGGACTTAAAGAAAGGCAGGTTTGAATCTGCCGCCCGACGGTTCGGTGTTAACCCTCGTCCCAGTAAATTATCCAGTAAGGATATTGCTGGTCGATGGTTGGAACTACAGTACGGCTGGCTTCCGATGTTTTCAGATGTCTACGAGGCTTCTAAAGCTTACGAATCCATTGCTAATGGTCCTCGTAAGTCTATAGTCCAAGTTGGCATCAGTCGGACGAAGCAAGGTAATGCATCATGCTCTCCAAGTGTTTATTCCTGTAAAGGCGTAAACAAGGACTCAGCACGCATTATCTATGAGATGAGTGAGCAAATTTCTACTCCGCGCTCTTTAGGTCTTACTGACCCATTGAGTGTAGCGTGGGAGCTCATCCCGTATAGCTTTGTAGTCGATTGGTTTATACCGATCGGCGACTATCTTGAAAATCTCAACGTTATACCGAATCTACAAGGTCGATTTTTGACTTCGCAGATTCAACGTTTTCAAGGTAGCACAGTTTGGATAGATGGAAGTTATCAGTGGTTTAATAAACCTACCGAGCATGTTCAATATTACAACATGACTCGGACTGTTTCCACGTCTCTAACTGTAGCAAAGCCTGGTTTTAATTCCATACCCGATGCTATGAGTCCCAAAAGGATATTCAATGCATTGGCGTTGGTGGTTCAGCGCATACGGTAGCACGTTAACGATCTGACGTTACTAGATCATTCTCATGTAGTATACCCTAGAAGGAGCCTTACAATGGCCGCAATGACAAATTTACTAGTCAAAGACGATGCAAATCCATTAGTTGAACAAACTTTTATTCCAATCACTGATACTCCTGAACCTTTTTGGCGCACCAATTCTGCAGGTGTTCCTTTTGAAGGCCAGGCGCGTTTAACGCAATCAGTGGTAAAACAAAAGAATGGCAGCTATAAGATCACTGCAAAGCTAGAAGTACCGGTAATGGAGACATTAGGTGCCTCGGGAACATCATTTGGTTATGTTGCACCACCAAAAGTTGCTTACGTTAATACTGTAATACTTTCTGTATTTGCAGATAGACGTAGTACAATTGCTGATCGTGCGAATGCATTAAAAATGATGATGGGATGTATAGCAGGAGCTTCATCAACGACTGCCACTGGTACCTTAAATGGTGCAAGTGCAGCCGATGCGGTGAAAAACTCCTCAGCTGCGTTTCCGCAGTTGTTTGTATCCCTAATCCTCGCTAGCTAATTATAGTTAGCATTAATCCCTCTCTGTTAATACGGAGAGTCAATACCTTAGGAGGTAAAGAATGGATTATTTAAAGGAATTCCCGACCGATAAATCCTTAATCATTATTGGTCGTATTGCTGAGACTTGCTCTCAGAGAGGTGGACCGTTATCAAGATTACTTTACAAAAAGTTTCTTGACGGGGACTATCTGGGTCTAATCGATTTTAAATTCGATTATTCAGAAAAATTCTCGCATGACGATTTCCTTTATGCCCGTCAGATCCAATCGCTTTTTTCAAAGCAAAAGGATATTGATTTAGGCATTGATAAGGAAAAAGTTGCGTATGCCACTTTTTTGGAAGCAGAGAAGTTATGTTTAGAGACCAACCGTCGTTTCCGAAACAATCTATCAGGAGTTTCTCCTGATGTTCACGCAGTTCTTCACTACGCGAACAGAAAAATAGATTGTATTCTCGGGGACGTGCCAAGTTACTCTGATCTTGACTTTTCATTTGGTCCTGGCGCTACAACTAGCGTAAAACGAGCGCGGTCTAATCCTAGGATTAAACTTGAAGCTCATCTAACGTGTAGTCATGGATTTGTTTCTCATGCCAAAGAATTCTTAGCAGAATTCCCAGGTTGGGTACGATTGCATGCAGATCCGCAAGGAAATGTACCAATCAATGTATCTCATGGTAAACTTCAATTCGTGCCCAAAAGCTCCAAAACGTATCGATCGATTGGTGTTGAACCAACTCTCAATGGCTTCGGCCAGCAAGGGATTGGGAAATACATCCGTCGGCGTTTAAACCGTGCTGGGGTTGACTTAACTGATCAAACTAGAAATCAACGTTTAGCTTGCAAAGGTAGTATCGATGGCAGTCTTGCGACTGTCGATATGTCTAGCGCGAGTGATACGATTGCTTATGGTTTGGTAATGCACCTCCTTCCGTATGATTGGTTTGAATTTTTAGACCGCTTCCGGACTGGTATTGTAGATTATCGTGGCGAATCGTTAAAGCTTGAAAAGTTCTCGAGTATGGGAAATTCCTATACTTTTGAGCTTGAATCGCTGATTTTCTACGCTCTGGCCTATAGTACGTGCACCCACTTGGGGTTAAGTACTAAGGATGTTAGCGTCTATGGGGATGATGTAATTATCCCTACAGAAGCTATGACTCTCTTTAATGAAGTATTGACCGTTTGCGGTTTTGTCGTTAACTTGACAAAATCTTTTGCAAATGGTCCATTTAGAGAGAGTTGTGGTGCTGACTACTTGGATGGTATTGATATACGCCCATTTTATCTAAAGGATCAGATAAGCTGTCGCGTTCTCTTCAACATGCATAATTGGTTTATTCGCCATGGCGAACCCGCTCTCGCGGAGGTCGTTTTGGAGTTTATTCCTTCCCATTTTCGAATATACGGTCCCGACGGATATGGAGACGGCCATTTAATTGGCAGCTTCAAACTTCGACGGAATCGAAAACTAGATCGATGGGGGCATGAGGGGGGCTTTTTTGATACCTATGTTGCAGTCGCCAAGCGCATTCGCATGCGTGAAATGACGGACTGGGTATATCCTCTGTATAGCATCTATGTGAGCGGTGACAGTTTTGAGAAGACTGTTTCCGACCACGATGTTGTTCCAGGGGTAAAGCTTTACAAAAGAGTATCAATTTACACACTACGAAGAGGAATATTTACATAATATTTGTTTCTCCTTTTTGTGGTCCGCAAAAGTTCTGCGGGTTGGGTTCACTAACCCTGATGGGTTAGTGTTATGGCGGTATTTCCGCCGATCCCCTGTCTGAAATGGCAGGGTGGAGGGCACATTTGCCTTTGAAATTTAGC